ATCAATGCAGCGGACACCTTCGCAAACAGGTCCGCCTACGATGCCGAAGCTCCTGGGTTCGTCTTTCTTGCCACTGACGAATCCAACATCTACGTCCGTCTGAACCCCACGGGCTGGTCCGCTGGAACCTCGATTCGTGGTCCCCAAGGTCCAGCTGGTGCTGATTCCACAGTACCAGGCCCTCAAGGACCTCCTGGTGCAGACTCAACTGTTCCTGGTCCTACTGGTCCTACTGGTCCTACTGGTCCTGGAGTCCCCACTGGTGGCTCTGCCAAGCAGAAGCTCATCAAGAACTCTGCCACCAACTATGACACCATCTGGGTGGATGACATCTGCTACATCGGGATGGCTCTCAGCGATGAGACCACTGCTCTGACGGCTGGGACCAAAAAGGGTGTGTTTCGGATGCCATTCGCTGCCACAGTCGTTGGCCTTCCACGGGCAAGTGTCTCCACTGCGCCAACTGGTTCAGCCCTCATCTTGGACATCAATGAGGGTGATACTCCAGTCAGTGTCCTGAGCACCAAGCTCTCCATCGATGCAACTGCGAAGACCAGCACCACTGCTGCTACCCCGTGTGTGGTGTCTGATGCCAGCCTTGCTGACGATGCCGAGATCAGCTTCGACATTGATCAGATCGGCTCCACTGTAGCTGGGGCTGGCCTGAAGGTCTGGATCGCTGTGAGGCCCAACTGATGATCATCAACCCGTATGTGTTCGTGGGGTTTGGTGGTGGGTATGACTCGGATGCTCAAGCGATGTTTGATGCCAGGGCAGCAGTGGGTGATGAGCCACCAACCGCCTACAAGCAGGCCATTTCTGACTGGATCATTACAATGAAAGCAGTGTCTGGATGGTGGAGTAGTGCCATTCAGGTGTGGACGTGTGCAGGAGCAACAACCGTCAACGGCGCAAGAATAGCGATTAAGGGAAATAACATGATCGCCAGATATCTAGTTGATGCTGACATCTTTGCCAAAACAGGAACGCAAGGCAATGCAGTGAACAAAGCGTGGGATACCCAGTATTCGGCTGCGCCAGCTGGCACTGGTCAAAATAACTTCCACACCTACGCCTATTTCTCAAGTGTCGGTTCTGGATCTAACATCCTCTACGGGTCTGGTAACACCATCACTGGCACTTGGAACCAGCGGCAAAGTGGCTCGACACGTTGTTTTGGTTCATCTTCAGACAGCAATACATCCCCAGTGGGGGCGGGAGGGTACGGCATGAATCGATCTACCTCGGGGTCGTATGAGCGAATAGTTGCAAATACAATAGGTAGCGTTTCCAGAAACTCTCTGGAGCCCTATAATGGACGACATACCCTTCTGGCGGGCAACTATTCTAATGCCCATTCTAACGCCAGGATTTTGGTCTATGTCATGGGAGCGTCAATAAGTACCCTCGCGGCTTACATCTCACCCACGGCTGACTTTATCACGGCCTTGAACTCCATCTAACCATGACCACCAGACTCCTCTACAACCAAGCCCTCGACACCTTCACCTCCTACGAAGCTGTTCGGCCAGATGGTGGTCAGATTGTTGGACTGGCTCCTGAGTTTCTGATCTACGACCTGGAGGTTTCCCCAGCTGGGTCGTATGACCCCGCAACTGAGTACCTGGAGCCGTTTGAGACCATCAACCACGAAGAACGTCGAGTGACCAGAGGTTCCAAGGTTCTAATGCTTCCAGAACCAATGGTGCCAGGTGCTGACTTTGAAGGATTCTACGCCGATCTCCTGGGCTCCAACGTCTACCAGCAAACCATCGTCCCTGCTCTGAGGTTGGGTGCAACCCCTCAACTGATCTCGTTCATGTCCATCTTTCGATTCGCCATCGAGGATGCCATGAATGGCCGCATCCAGCCCAACCAACCTGCCAACCCCAACTCTCTTCAAACGGCCTTGTGGCTCCTCATGGAGGCCGCTCAGGGCGTTCTGACACTGGATGACCTTCAGGAGCTTCAGACCCTGATGGATCTCAACAACCTGTCCACCACCTACTTCCTCAAACCCAGCCCCTAACCATGTCCACCGTCATCAATCCCGTCAGCTTCGCTTCGGAGCTTGTCCCTGACTTTTACTCCGCTGGTTTCTCCAAGGAAGCGGATACTGCTGTGGTCAACTCGACCCTGATCTCGGAGCCTGATCTTCGGTTCGACTTCGGGGCCTATCAGCGGTTCGCCTTCCGCTACACCCTGTTCTACACCACCAACGCCACTGCTGACTTCAAGTTTCGGCTGGCTGTTCCCATCAACCTGGCTCTGTGGCGGAACCTTCGGGAGGAGCTTGCTCCTGCTGCCACTGCTTTCACTCTGACCCTTGATGCTGCCAACAACGGCACCACTGACCTGACCATTCTCGCTGCCTCTGGCACTGAAGGCTTCGCCCGTGGTACTGGCATCCTTGTGGCTGGTCCCACCGCTGGTGCTTTCCAACTCCAGTGGTCCCAGAACACCACCAACGCTGGTCCTACCACCCTTCGGGCTGGTTCGATCCTGGAGTACAAGCAGTTCTGATCACAACTCACGATCAACTCGGATTGGGGGCACCTCGGAGTAGGACCCCCTTTTCTTTTGGCTATGGATCCGCTAAGGCGGGCACCCCGTAGTCAGGCCCTGACTATTCGCTGAGAGGCCCAAATCTCAGCCATACAACTCTTTCATGGCGCGTGAAAGATTCATAACCCTGAATAACGACATGCTAGCTAACGTCGCTGACTTTGCGTGGGCTGCTGGTTTCTTTGAGGGTGAAGGGTGTATCATCATCCGTCCTCATAGCCACTGTCCGTCCAGCATCTCAACACAGCTCACACTTACCCAAAAGGGAACCGAGACTGATCCACCTGATGTCCTCGTTCGTTTTGCCAAGATGTTTCCACATGGCAAGATTTACCGAGAGAAGGGTAGGGACCTCTGGCGTTACACCATCTCCAAGAAGTGGTACGTCAAAGCTGCTCTGAAATCAATGCTCCCTTGGTTAGGTGAGCGTCGATCTGATCGAGCACATGAGTGTATCCGGGCAATCATGAACGCTCCGTATCTGGTCAAACCATAACCCCAACCAACGCTGAATAAAGCGTAAACAACATGGCGAATACGCTGCAAAGTGTAATCGGTACAATCAATAAGGCCGTTCCTAATACTGGAGGGGCACAAGCGTATAATACGAAATACGCGACTTACCTCTGACTGGGGTCACTGACGAGCAATCGTCAGAAGTAAATCGGGTGAATTGCTGGAAAGCTAAGGGACTAAGTCCTATGCCAATCAGCAGCCAAGCCAGACACGAACTTGTCTGGAAGGTTCACAGACTACATGGTGTTCCAAGCGTGGAACGTAATACATGATCAGTGCCCGACTCCCACTTGGGATGAAGAGATAGTCGATGCCTCTAAGAAACTAGGGGAAGAACATGCAAGCAATTCTCCGGCGAGATGTTTGCCGCTTACCAGAGCGCAACCATCGCCAAAGGGACTGTGATGAGCCGTGCCCTCAAGGGTGCACGCTCTCAACAGTTCATCTTCACTGGACGTATGACCAGTGAGTACCACACCCCTGGTACTCCGATCCTGGGTTCTGGTGATCCTCCGGTGGCCGAGAAGACCATCGTCTGTGACGACCTGCTCACCAGCCACGCTTTCCTGTACTCGCTGGATGAGACCCTCGCCCACTACTCCCTGCGGAGCGAGATCGCCAAGAAAATCGGTCATGCCCTGGCCGAAGCCTACGACAAGAAAATCTTCCGCACCATCGCTCTGGCTGCGCGTGAGGCTCACCCCATCACCGCTGCTCCTGGCCCTGAGCCCGGTGGTTCCCGCATCTTCCTGGGTGCTGGCAACCAGTTCAACGCTCAGAGCATCGTGGATGCCTTCTTCGAGGCTGCTGCGATCCTGGATGAGAAGAACCTTCCCAAGATGGATCGCTGGGCTGTCCTGAGCCCCCGCCAATACTACGCCCTGGTCTCTCAGGTTGACACCAACATCCTGAACCGTGACTTCGGCAACACCTCTGGCTCCCTCCAGACTGGCGAAGGTCTCTACCAGATCGCTGGCATCAAGCTCAAGATGAGCAACAACCTGCCCTTCATGGCTGGTGTTGTGAACGCTGTTCCTGGGGAGAACAACAACTACGCCGGGGACTTCACTGGCCACGCTGGTCTGATCTACGGCAAGGAAGCTGCTGGCGTCGTTGAAGCCATGGCTCCCAAAGTCCAGACCTCTGGCAATGACATTCGGACCATGTATATGGGTGACCTGATCGTTGGTTCCCTTGCCATGGGTTGCGGCACCCTGAACCCTGCTGCTGCCATCGAACTGGTGGCTACCGCTGCTCCCTGAGGACTTTTCACATGGCTGCTTCCAACTCTGCTGGCGTCTGCACTACTGACGCCCGGCGCATCTCTGTCGCCAAAACCCGCACTGGCTCTGCTGCTACCGATTCCACTGTGGTCTCCGTGACCAAGGGACTTCGTGTGGCGTATCCCAGTACCGAATGTGACATTCTTAATGTCTGATTAAGAGTCACGTCAATCCCGGTCCCCATGCTTAGGTATGGGGACCTTCCCTCATAGGACCACATGCAAGCCTCCACTCCGCAACCCTCCTCACCTCCAAGACTGGACGGTGCCAAGGAGCATCATTACGTCTACAAGATCACCTTTGTTGATGGGAGCTACTACTACGGCAGTCGTTCCTCCTCGGTTCCTCCTCAAGAGGATGTGTATTGGGGCTCCCCAATCACCAACAAGAACAGGTGGCGGGAGATGATGTACGGAAAGGAGATCCTCAGGACCTTTCCAAATCGTGACGAATGTACCGCCTTTGAGCTTGACCTGATTCGCCCTGTCTTTCGGGATGACCCCTACTGCCTCAACGTAGGTTGCGGTCGAGGGGTTCACCAAACCGAAGCTGTAAGGACCAAGATCGGTCAGACCATGAAAGGTCGAGAGTTTTCCGAAGAGCATAAGGCCAACCTGAGTCTAGCCAAGACTGGAGAAAGGCACCACTTCTACGGCAAGACGCTTTCACAGGAGCATCGTGACAGGATGGGCGCCTCCCGTAGAGGGGAACGCAACGGTAACTTCGGTAGGGACTTCTCGGCCGAACATCGGGCCAACATCAGTGAAAGCCTGGTTGGAAAGATGTGGATAACTGATGGTGTTACCAGTACCAGAATCCCGAAGGATTCACCCATCCCAGATGGATTCCGTCGTGGGAGAACGTATCCACCCCGCAAACCAAAACACTAACCATGTCCACCTTCCCAGCAAGCCTTACTGAGTCTGAACTCTTCGCTGTCAACGAGATCCTTGCCAGCATTGGTCAGGCTCCTGTCGTCAACCTCTCCACTGCAAATCCCGATACTGCCCTGGCCCTGAACACCCTCCGCTCAGTGAACCGAGAGATTCAGGCGGAACGGTGGCTGTTTAACTTCGATGAGGAGGTCGAACTCACTCCTGACAACAACGGCAACATCCTGGTCCCTGCCAACATCCTGATGGTCGATGTTTCCAGAATCCCTGAGAACCTCGGCATGTCCGTTGTGGCCCGAGATGGCAAGCTCTACAACCGGGTGGATCGAACCTTCGTCTTTGATCAACCCCTGAAGTGTGACATCCTCTGGCTCATACCATTCTCTGAAACCCCCGCTGTCTTCCAGAACTACGTCACAGCCCGTGCTGCGGTTGTTGCTTGTGGCCGCATGATGGGAGACAGGGTCCAATACGCCCTTCTTAAGGACCGTGAGATGTCCGCCAAGGCTGCTTGTATGGAATGGGAGTGCAGCAACGGAAACTACAACATGCTCGGCTTTGGGCTTG